GTATCTGGCGGCGGTTGAATTAAGCAGGGCTGGTGGGGTACCTATGCCCCCTTTATGGTTTCCCATTGACAAGAGAGCGGCAGGTCCCGGTTGCTGACCGGTTTTTCTTTCGCCGTCACGGCCACGAGCTTGTTCGACTTGATGCGGTTGCACTGCAAGTGAGCGAGCTGCAGGTTCTCAAGGTTGGCAGGATCTCCACCTTTCTCAACCGGAATGATGTGATCCAGCGTCGCGCTCCACGGATCAGGGAACTTCTTGTCAAAGTTCACTGGCCTGCCACAGATGCCGCAGCAGGACTGTGAAGCGAAGATGATCTTCTTGGCTTTCTGGTATTGAACCTTTGCCCAAGTGTGATCCGCTCTCTGAGTCTTAGCCATCAGTCCACCTCAAATCTTGAAGGCTTGTCGAAGACCTTTCTGATGTACTCTCCGACCTTGCCTTTTTTGAACACTTCATCGTTGGTGCTCAGGTAGTCGTACTTCGGAACGGATTCCATGTCGTAAACCTTCACGTCAGGATGCACGGTGTACGAAATCTCGTTGACGTTTCCATAGACCGACCGGAACTGAGGTGACGAGCACTTGTTGATCGAGTGCAGTGCGAGAGTCTTGTTGACCAGCATCGGCAGATGCACGTCGTAATTCATGAGCGGAAGGTGAAGAGTCATGAGCTCCTGCTGTGCTTTGAACAGTGAGCGCGTGTACGGATTCATTCCTTCGTTGGTGTGCAGCTCCTGGATGCGGCGCTCAAGAGTTCCGTCAACAAAGTTCACGAACTTTCCCTTGATCGGCTTCATGACGAAGAAGTCGTCATTGAACCAGAAGAAGTCTTCGGTTATCTCCTCATTGTCGAGGACCTTCCAGAGTGAGGACTTGATGAGTTCCCACTTGCAGTTGCCTTCCTGCCTGTGCTCGATCTTGGCGTCAGGCTTGAAGCCTTTCGGCATGTACCCGACAAACCAGACCTTCCTGTGCGGGAAGTTTTTCTCGACGGAGCGGAGCGAATATCTCAGCTCGTCGGGATCAATGTCCTTTTTCAGGACATAAATGACGTCTAACTTTTTCGATGGCATGGTGTTCTCCTGTCAATTAAAAAGCCCGCTGTCTGGAGCGGGCTTTCATTCATAAGGAAGACTAAGATGGACGATGAAGGATGTGCGGTGTTATAAGTATCGCCACTTAATCATTTAGACAATAACACAAAATATAGTCTCATTTAGTCTCAAATTTTCAATATATTGATTTCAGCCGCCAAAAATCTCGACGTACTGCTTTCCGGTCCATTTGAAGACTATGCGTTCACGGATGAGGCGTTCAACGATCGGAGGGTTGTCCTCACGCAGGAGCTCCACCGTTGCGATGGTCGCGTTGATGAACTTGTCCTTGTTGAGCGTGTGCGTGATGCTGCCCTCGTTGTCATAGTGATGCCTGACGAGGATTTCAGCCGAGCCGTAAATGGTAGGCAGGTACCGGAAGCACTGAAGATTATAGTGTGCATCGTCATCATAATTCAGCCCTTCAAGGAATTGAACGTCGTGGTCTTGAATGAACGAGCGTTTGTAGAGCTTGTTCCAAACGAGCACCCACCACGCGGGCAGACCTTTCAGAGAATAGCCTCTGTCCTGGCACGAATTGACCGCCCTGTCCTCACCGTTCTGGTGCTTGTAAAAGTTGAACTGGATCATGTCGCAGAAGTCGCACAAGTCGATGAGCTGCAGCATCTTTTCCACGGCTCCGTCCACGAGCTCGTCGTCAGCGTCAAGGTGTGTTATGTAATCGCCTTTTGCGACCTTGATGCCCGCGTTCCTGGCAGAGCAGCATCCGCCGTTAGGCTTGTGAATGATGCGGAATCCGACTCGGTCTGTTTCCGCGTCAATGATCTCCGGACTCTTGTCCGTGGATCCATCATCGACAATGATGACTTCCACTTCCTTCAAATGGTCTTCCGGAATAATGACGGAATCCAGGCACCTCTTCAGAAAACGCTCCGCGTTATACACGGGAATGATTATTGACAGTTTCATTTCTTCCTCCCTATCCAACATATCCATCCGATCGTGAGACAGATGATGGCTGTTATCGTTACGGCTGTGGTATTCATTTTTGGTCTCCTTTCCTTCTCCACTCAACAAAAATAGGGTAATTCTTGTCGTAGGCAATATCGTAGTCTCCTGTTTTCGTTTCCACTATTCTTGGATTCGCTTCCTTCGGGATCACGAAATATGGCTCGTATTCAGACAATTTCTGAAGACCTTCAAGAGTAATTACTCTTTTTCCATCCTCGTTTGTCATAAACATTTCTAATGGATTGTTCATTTTTCTTTACCTCTCATCTAAAACACCTTTCCATCTTTCGAATTACCATCTCATCAACAGGCACTTTCAAAATATAACCGCAATAACGGCACTGAAATAAGATCGTTCCACAACAACGAACTACATCGTCACAAAAAGCGAGCTTGCTATAAAAATGTTCACACTTCGGCTTATCGTTGTAATCAGTCCCACAAGCATCGCAAACAAGCGTTGACGGGTTGATTAACTTTCCGCAGTTCTTGCAATATCTCATTCCGCACCTTCTCTCCTTTCTTTAACAAAACGGACAAATCCGTCGAAACGGTCACGGATGTCGATGCAAGCATCGCCGAGGCTGTTGTCTGAGTTGTTTATCATGATTTCACACAGCCAGGCGCGCAGCTCCTCGATCGTGAATCCGCCTTTTACCATCTCATCCCGGCTCTGGAACTCACAGTCCCACTTTTCACACTCAGCCGTCCATGTTCCGTCTTCCTTCAAAACTGGCTTTCTGTGGAAGCAGTTCGCACAGTCACGCATTGTCTTCACCTCCATCTTCCAGCCATTCGGCCTCTGATATGTTTCCACAAATAAAATCCTTGTCTTTTACAGTCAAAGCGTTATTAACAATCAAACAAGCAAGCAATTTCCCCAAAATTAGTTCAAACTGTTCCATGTCACTCATTTTCTAAACCTCCGATCTCTTCAGCGTTGGCCATCTTCGCTCCACAGCTCGCACAGTAGCGGAGCGTCACCTGGTTCCGTTTAGATCCGCAGCGCTCACATCGGAGGGCCTTAAACGTTCCGAAGCCGTTCGTATAGGTCTGTAGCACCCAGCTCGAATCGTTGTTCACGGTCGGCTGCTCGTCCACGAGGTCCTTGACTATGTTCCTCACCAGCTCCTCAAAGTAGTTCTTCGGCTCACCCATGCTCTCGAGGAGCCTGTCAGCGTCTATCGTTCTCATCCTGTCTTCCTCCTTCGATGTGATTCTGTACGGCGATGGCCACGGCGCAGAGGAATATCCCCAGAACGATGCCGCCGCACATGCCGGTCCAAAAAGCTATAAACGCGTCATTCATCTAAAAGTCCTCCGTTCGTAAGATCTTGGCCATCTTCTCGAGCATCCTGTCGTGGAGTCGGAAGACCTGGGCGCGTGATACGGATTCCGCCACGGCTATGTCCTCCCACTTCATCAAATTGATGTATCTGTCCGTCGCCACGGCGATCAGGTCTGGATCCTCCAGCTTCTCGATGGCTCGTCTTGTTTTGGCCGTTTCCTTGATGAGCTGTCGTTCTTCGGCCTCGTAGCGTGAGAGGATCTCCGAGTAGTCGATCAGAGCGTCCTCGTGCCTCTTCCTGGCGGCGTCCTGATCAAGTCCGCCGGAGCCGTCGCTCTCATACTTGGCCACACCTGAGCCGAGCTGGTTCTCCAGTTTTTCCAGAGTGCGCTTGTCGGCCATGACCTTGCGCGTGAAGAGGTAGTTGCGGTTGAGCCAGAACTTGGCCTCCTTCATCTCCTTATTCATTGAAGACCTCCTCCCACTCGATGAAGATGCTGGCCTTTTCCGCGTAATACTTCTTGATGCGGAGGTCGACGATCTGGGAGTCGTCCGTCCAGAATCCCACCTGAGTCATCTGGTCGATGAGGGCCTTGCAGAAGTTGTCCGCATCGGGCCTCGTGGTCTTGTACGTTCCCCAGAGCTTCTTGGGGCTCTTTTTGTCGAAGTAGAGGACGATGAAGAGCCTGATCGGAGCATCGGAGGGATGACCGGGCTGGTGCGGGAGCAGCTTGGCCCTGTAGATCCGCTCCGTCTCCAGGAGCGTCTTGCTCTTGAAGTAGATCCCGCGCCTGCCGTCATAGCGCTTTTGCTGAGCCGTGCCCTTCGGCATCGTCTCAAATTCCAAAATAAACTTGTCCTTCATTGTTGTCTCCTTTTAATGCCTTCAGTGACTTCCTTGAGGAAACACTGGTCTCCCGTCAGGTCGTATATGCAGTTGACCGCGACCTGGAGGAGTTTGAGCGGATCTGCCGTGTCGACGTTCCGGATGAGGTGCTTCCTGCACTCGGACGAGTGAGTTATCATCTCGGAACTCTTCCGGAGTGATTCCGTCCATCTGTTGTAGTTGTCCGTGTATTGTTTGACGGTTATCATTTTTCGGAGCTCCCTTCTTTTGATTTTTGGAGACCGCGGTTATCTCCTCGTAGCGGATGGAAGGGCGGGCTCTTTGAGCCCTTCCATCACGCGTAGGGATATTTCGGAATTTCGGAAGAAATTCTTATATAGTCGGTCTCCGAATTCCGAAAATTGATTTCAGTCCCATAAATCGGTCTTTTTTACATAGTGTCCGTCGAACTCGAAAAAGGGTGATTCCTCGATGTATTTTTTGAGAGTCTTGTCAGAGACTTCTGACATTTTCACCATTTTCGAGAACCGGGCCTTGCCGTCTTCTTCGGCAAAGTTGAAAGCGTCCTCGATGATCTGTCGCTTTTCGCCGTCCGTCTTCTTGTTCTGATTTTGTATGTTCGCCTTCGGATCTCCCTCGACCAGAGCGCCGTCCAGAAGTCCTGCAGCGTCCACATAGTGAATCGGGAACTTGAAAAAGATGTTGATGGGCTCCACGTCTCGGAAGTCTCTGAGGACGAACGCGACCTGCATCGGCTTCTCGCCCTCCGAGATCTGCTTTCCAATCGTCTCCATGATCTTCACGTCAGGATCAAGGAATGACAGGTCGCAGATGGCGTCAGCGTCACGGGCAAAGACTCCGGAACCGGAACCTCTGTCGATGATCTTCCTGTTGCCCACGGCCCCCTTCGGATGATGGTGGTCGTAAATGATGGCCGCGCCGGTCTCGTGAGCGATCTTGTCCAAAGCGTTGCAGAAGGCGGCGATGGCTTCGGCACTGTTCTCGTCTCCCTGCTGGACCTTGTAAAGAGGATCCAATATGATCGCCTTGTACGGTCCGGTGTTCTTGCATCGTCTGATGATCTTCGCCGCCAGCTTGTCCAATGGCACCGCGTAGCCTCGGAGGTTCCACGGCCTGATGTTGTGGCAGTTCTCTCCAAACTCCCAGCCGTTCGCATCGTATATAGACTTGAATCTATGGAAGAGTGAAGCCTCTTCGACTTCGAGGTTTATGTAGAGGACCTTCCCCTGCTTGCATGGAAACTTTCCGAGCCACGGCTTGCCTTCGGCTATGCAGACGGCCAGCTCCTGAGAGAGGCAGGTCTTGCCCGCTTTGGACTCGCCCGTGATGATCATCTTGTTTCCTTCGCGCAGGATTCCTCCGATGAGCTCCGGAGAGAGCTGAGGCGGTTCGATGAGCTGGTCAAAGAAGTCGAGAATGTCGGGAAGGTCGTCATCGAGAGAGCCGATGAAGTCTATCCACTTGTCCCAGGACTCGCAGCCGATGTTAGTGGCCACGATGTACTGCTTTTTGCCGTTCCTCTCGATTCCGGGCATCCTGGAGAGTCTGGAGGGGTTCTTGTTCTTCGTGTCTATCTTGAGACCGGACTTCTCACAAGTCTGGTAGAGGAACTTCGTCTTTTCAGAGTAGTCCTCCTTGCTGATCGCGTTGATCTTGACGATGGCGTGCAGGGACTTCCCGCCCGAGTGCACGAGGCAGGCCACGGGAAGCTGCATCTGCTTTATGAGCGAATACTGCTTCTCTAGGCTCATGTCGTCGCACTCGACCAGTGCATAACGGAAGTCGGTCACGTTCTCGTTCTTTATGCCTTCGCCGTCGAACGGATTGAACCTGATCCAGGCCCCCGCCTTCGGATCGTAATCTCCGATCGCGTATGACAGGTCTTGGTAGTGTTCTATCTTCTGACAGATCTCCGCAGCAGTCCTGGTATAGGAACCGCTGTTTGCCGGAAAGAACTTGACGTTGCCGTTCTCGTCTTCCCTCTGTGAGGACTTGACGCAGTAGGCCACCACGTCGTCCGGTTGGAACAAAGTATTGATGTAGGTCAATAATTGTTCGCACGGATTCCAGTTCTTAGGCGGATCCGGAACGGGCTCGGTCTCGACAAAGCCCTCGTCCACGATGGGCATGGTGTCTTTGCCGATGACCGCGTCCCAGGCTAAAAACCGAGGCGGCTCGGAGGCGCTGGTTTTGTTCGGTTCCCAGCCGCCCTCCTTCGCCTTTATGGTGATGTAGGCTCCCGTCGTTGGAGTCATGGTTCCGTTGTCGAAGGTGTTCCACTTCTTCTCGCAGTCTCCGGCATGGTATTTTGAAGATCCGCGCGACCATCTGTCCCAGTCGTCGCATGAGTAGCCCTCATACTTGAGCGCCATGCCCACCTGATACCAGACTTCATAATCGTCCGGATCTATGTAAGGCAACAGTTTAAGATGGTCAAACTTTTCCATAATCAGACCTCAAACGGGAGATCCTGCTTCGGTGCCGTCGGTGCCTTGACCGCTTCACATTCGAGGTACTTGTCGATCTGGTTGGTCTTCTTGGGCTGTCCGTCGTTTCCGACGTATTCCCTGATCTTGACCTTGCAGAGGCCCTGCTTGCCGATGACGTTGTTCCAGTCCATCTTGTAAGCCTTGCCGTGAGTCTTCTGTCCGATGCAGCGGAAGAATGAGCCGAGCTTCCACTCCATTGAAGTGGAGAGATAAAGACGGTCGGTGATGGATGCGTGTCCGTGCTCGCCACCGTCTACGACGATCTTTAGGACCGCCATCGGGCATCCCTTTCCGATCTTCTCGGAGTCTCCGTCGTAGAGTCCCTTTTCAAGGCCCTGCACCATGAACGGATAGTTGCCTTCGGGCAGGAGGACGAACTCCTGCGTGTCCTTAGTAATCTCTGAATCCCATTCCAAAAACTTTGCTTCTGCCATGTCTTAATCCTCCTTAATGGTCTTGGCATAATCGAGGGCCTTTTTATAGTCCTCGTTTGTTGAATCTTTCGAGAGACCGCACGCTGAAATGACGTCGTGCTGGTCAATGCCGTGCTCGTTCATGTAGGCCCTGAGCTGTGCACGGTAGTCAGGCTCGGGCTGCTTTGCGTTCTCGAAGAGCCTTGCGATCTGGGAGAACTCCATCTCCATCTGATCCGGCAGGCCGTAGCGGTTCTTCGCGTCCCAGCAGGGATGGTGCGACGCATACATGACGCGCCTGCCTCCGACGGCCTTCTTGCTCTTCGTGTTGTTGTCAGTGATGACGTCCGTCTTGTAGTTGCAGAACAGGACCATGTCGGCCCATTCCTTGAGAAGCGGAGCTACCTTCTTGGAGAGCTTCATCTCCCAGCGATCATAAGCGCCCATTTCGTCAGGCTGCTCAAATTTACGCATCTGAGCGTGAGCCGTGAAGACAATATTGATACCCGCTTCGATGCACTTGTCGCACGCCTTGAGAAGTTCCTGAAAGTTCTCCGCCACATACACGTAGCCCTTTCCGTAGCCGAACTCTTCAATGCCTGAGACTCCCTGCTTCTCGCAGGTGGCCTTGACGCAGAGCTGCTCGGCCCAGTCGGCCGTGTCTATTACCAGAGTCTTGCAGGGCGCTTCAGCGGCGCAGTCCTTGACCGCTATGATGACGTCATGCCAGGACTCGGGCTTCGGGTATCTGGCGACGTTCAGTTCCTTAGTCGAGCCTTCCGTGTCGATGAATACGGGATTGGGGAAGCTGGAAGCCAGAGTTGACTTTCCAATGCCTTCCGGACCGTAAAGGACGACCTTCTTGGCGGACTCGACCTTGCCTTTTGTTATGGGGATTCCCATGTCTTTTGAACCTCCTTGCTTTAATGTTTCCAATAACTTGAGATATTGTTTGACTTCAGGTTTTTTCCGTCTCATGGCCCACTTCCCTATACAAACGGGGATTCAGCTCGTGGAAGCACTCGCCCCATCCGGAGACGGCTTCAACGAGGCCGACGTCAGCCTTGATCGGATTCCCGTCGATGATGACGATCCCGCGGACGATGAAGTCTGGATCGGAGTCTTCCGGGAAGAGGACCTCTTCCTTCATCCCGCCCGTGATTACGATTCCCGCGCCTTCGGGGATTTTCTTCCAGGGTCTCATGCGGGCACCGCCTCGAGCTCGTAATGGACGAAGCCCATGCCCTCCGAGTCACCCAGATCGTCAGGAAGATATTCGCCGTTCTGACGCATCCTATACTTGATGTTAGAGACGGCCTTCGCAGCGGAAGTCGCCCAGGTGGATCCGATGAGTTCACGGCGATATTCCTTCGCATAGCATCCGGTGCCGTGGCCTACGAGGTAGACGGTGAATTTATGTTTTGCGTTTGCCATACGCTCACCTGATCCTCAATGACTCTTCCTGGACGGAGTGGCACCATGTGAAGGACTGGCCCGCCTTAATGGCATCAAGCGCGTCCTTCGACTTGACTTCCGGTTCCGCGTACTTGAGGAACTCGTCGGGAACATCATAAACGCTCTCAACGTCAAGGATGAGCTTCGGCGGGTTCTTCTGAATGGCGACCGTGAAAGTCCCACACGGGATCTTCTTGTCTCCGGACGCTTCAACGGCGTTCTTCATGAGCTTCTTCAAGCGCTCGATCGCGTTCTCCGCACTCTTCTGCTTTGCGCTCAGCCTCTTTTTCTCTTCCTTCAGGCCCTCAATGAGAGCTTCCTGGTTCTTGATGTACTTGCAGCAGTTCTCCAGCTTGATCGCCAGATCCTCCTGCGCGGTCTCGAACGCTCCCAGGAGTGCATCGTCGTCGACGAGTTCCTCTTCGAGGATCATCCAGAGCTTGTCAAATTCTGTTTTAAGTTCGTAAATTGATGGCATGGTTAGTCCTCCTTTACCCAGTAAGCGACGAAGACGGCCTTTGTGCCCTTCTTGCGCGGATTCTCAAAATAAAGTTCGTCGTTGAGTACGTAACCGGTGCAGAGATCAATGTGGTGAACCTTCACTCTGAAATGCTTTGCGGCCACGCTCTTGAGAACTATCGCCCACTTGATGTCAAAGTATTTTCTGAAAGGAAACACCAGGAAAGTCTTTTTGCGGTTCCTGTCCGTCCTGCCTTCATAGATTTCGTAGTCCATAAGTCCTCCTTAGAATGGTTCGAAGTAGCTCTCAGGCTCTTCTTTGGGGTAAATGATCTCCACCGTGTCCTTCTTCTGTCTCTTCAGATAGAGAACTGTTGAACGGAGTGATCTGTTCTGTGCTCTGAGTTCCTTGATGCGAGCTGCGGAATAGTTGGCCATGAACGCCACGCCGCCGGCGAAGCCGAGGCTGAGCGATGCCAAAATGAATAGAAAAGTTAAAAGTTTCATCGTCATCCTGCCTTCCTTTTGAATCGTTCGTCGAAGTCACCACGAGCTTCGATCTTGTTTTCCTTCACGAGGATCGCGTTCCAGATCGCGCGCTTCTCGTCTTCCGTGAATTGCTTTCTCCCGTGGAGCACGTCATACAGTCTCCTGACCGACATGCACCCTGCGCTGGCGAGTTCTTCCGTGGTTCTGAAATACTGGCCGAGCTGTGGGTAGAGACCGGAGCGGATCATTTTGTCGCCTCCGACTTGACATACTCGCTAAAAAAAATACAGTCTCGTTCTTCTTTCGTCATGTTCAGAGCTTCAGCGATCTTCCTGGCATCCGTCAAACTGATCGCGCTTTTGCCGTTGACCTTCTGGGATGCCGCCTGTCTTGATACTCCGAGGATTTCAGCGAGCTTTGTGACCTCAAGTCCACGCTCCGCCATAAGTCCTTTTAGCTTGGCATAATCTATCATTCGTTGACCTCCTTTCCGTTTATCTTGTCAAGTCCTGCTTGACAATTAAACCTTATCAATCATTCTTGCCTATGTCAAGGACAAATTGACACTTGTCGAGCGTTGTTGCACATTTGTAATAATTGCCCTACAATAATCGCGGAGGTTATCTTATGGAAGATGCTAAATTAAAAAGACTTGGAGAGCACATCAGGCTCCTCCGTGAATCAGAAGGAATGTCCCAGGAAGAGCTTGCCAAAAAGGCAGGCTTCGCAGGAAGGGCCGCAATCAGTGCGATCGAAAAAGGCAAAAATAACATTTCAGTGGACAAACTGCCCGCGCTGGCTTTGGCGCTAAACACCACTCCGGGAGATCTGATGGATGTCCTGGTAGATATGGATGACAATTCGTTCACGAAGGGGCTCAGCGCCGAAAATATTGCCAAGCTGAAGAGTTACGCCGAATATCTGCTGTCTACGCAGGAGGGATAATTATGAACACACCCAGATGGGACGGCCAGCGCTGGAGAATCCAGATCAGGCACGACGGAAGGAGACTCTCCTTCTCGTCTTCCGTGCCTGGTCCAAAAGGCCGTAAAGAGTGTCAGAGAAAATTCGATCAGTGGTACTTCAGAGAAGCGACCGGAGAGAAGACCGTGGGCCGAGTCGCTGCAGAGTTCCTCGAGGATGTTAAGGCCCGCCGTGGCGAATTATCGGAGGCTTATACTCAATACGAGCGCTATATCCGGCTCTACATCACGCCTGTGCTCGGCCAAAAGAAAATATGCAAAGTTACCCTCCGAGACTGGCAAAGCCTCATCAACGAAGCGCAGGGGCGGAAAAAAGCACTCTCCGAGAAGACTTTGAAAAATCTTCGTGGAGTCATCATGGGAATCATTAAATTCGGATATGAGGATTTTCAATGTGAACTCCCCCGTGGTGATTTATACATTCCGAAGGGCCACTCAAAGAAGGAAAAGGAGATCCTGCAGCGTGACGATGCCAGGATGCTCCTTGAGCCGTCCGATCTCTGGTATCATCCCCTCTTCTGCTTCCTGCTTCTGACGGGAATGAGACCGGGCGAAGCTCTGGGCCTGCAGACCTCCGACGTATTTCCTGATCGCGTGGTTATTCACAGATCCATAAACAATCGCAAAATGATAACCGAGGGAAAGAACGAAAACGCCCGCAGGATCATCCCGATCGGAGAGCTGGCCAGCTCCATCATCCGAAAGACGATCCAGAGAAACGAGGATGCGAACCTCCGAACGGAATGGATTTTCTGCAGTCCTGACGGAAGCCAGGGAAACCAGAGCACGATGAGGAACCACTGGATGCAGCTCAAAAAGGAGCGTGGTCTTCCCGGTTCCGTCTATTCACTCCGTCACACTTTCATTTCCTTGATGAAGAACGTGCTCCCAGAACAGACGATCAAGGACATCGTCGGTCACTCCGTCAGCATGGACACCTTTGGAACATACGGCCACATCCTCGACACGGAATCGAAGGAAGCAGCTCAGGTCATTGACTTGACTTTCGGTGCCGATTTTGGTGCCAACAAGTCCACATCGGACGGACAAAAGGGATGACTCAAAAGTAAAAAGCCTTGTTTTACGGACATTCTCGGCACCAGTGCCGAAACACAAAGGAGTTCGATTCTCCTCATCTCCACCAACAGAATCGGCTTTCCGTAAAGCTTTGCGGGTTGAGTCCATTTAATTGGGTGCCAATTTGGTGCCACTATGATAAAATAGTTGTTGCTAAATGCACGCAAAGATCAATCCAAAAGAAAAAGCCCCCGGCTATCATGCCGAGGGCTCTTTCTTTGCAAATATGGAGGTTCAAATACGGCTTTCCGTTGAATCTCATTTGTAGAACGGCCTACCAAACCCCAGAAGGTATTTGTAGGTCAGGTAATTGAAGCACCTTTGCTTCGTAGAATTGTGAGTATTCCCTTCTTCTGCGATACAGGTGTGCTTCTTGGTATTTACGGAGATTATTCTTCCCGTGTGTGTAGGCTTAGATGCCTTCTTGCGCTTAAAGTCGTAAAAAGGCTGATCTCCGACTTTGGGAGTGATCCCCTTCTTGTAGTAGTGCTTTTTCTTCTTGAACCAATTCAAAGCCTGACGGCATCCAGCCGTTGTCGTGTACCTCTTGACCACCTTTGTTTGGTAATCAGCGGACACGCACGTTATCTGGCACCACGGCGTCTTGACTGTAAGTTTCCTTTTGGTGAGCTTGTTGTAAGGGTTTATTATGTACTTCTGGGCCTTGCCGTTCTTTTCAGAGTAGCCGTTCCAACTTTTCATTTTGGCGGCCATTGTGGACTGTGAGGACATAATCAACCCTCCTGTTCTTCGCCTTCTTCAATAGGGAGATCTTCTTCCGTGTCCTTCTCGTAGTATTCTTCCTGAGTGAACTGCTTGTAAACCTGGTTGATTCCGGTCGAAGCGAATCCGCTCACGATTCCGATCGCCAGAGCCATGAGCCAGTTGTCCGCAGGGATATATCCGGGAATGGTCAGGAATACGAGAACACCGAGACCGCCTCCGATGAATCCACAGATCATCGGGATGAACTTGTCGAGCGTTTCATTGTTGATAGCTTTCAGAGTAGCGCCTACCAGATAGCAGAGGACCACTATGGCAGGGAACGCGATAAATCCTAAATCGTTCATATTATTCGTCTCCTTTCGTAGAGATGTAAACAAGGACGGCCAAGACCGTCACAAAGAAGCCTATGATGATAGACTTCAGAATTTCGCAGATCATTTGTTGATGAGATATTTCTCGAGATCGGCTTCGGCCTTTTTAAGAGTTTCGACGTCATTTCCGTTTATGGAATGTTTAAGGATGGCAAGTATCGCCGTCTGGGTGATCTTGTTTCCTTCCTCTATCTCCTTGAAGCGCCTATCGTCGTTCGAGAAAAAGCCCTGGAACTTTTCGACCATAACGTCAAACTTATCCAGACGCATCTCACATTTTGAGATTCTTTCGTTCTGTTTGGTCTCCGGTTCCTTCAGCTTGCCCAGCAGATTTATGAGGATCCCCACAGCTGTGGAGATGGTTATGATCGCTGCAGCTGCGGCCACTAACTGAGCCGGTGTGAATTGGATAACCGTTTCCATGACTTTACCTCTTAATCTTCGCCGAGGATCTCGTCCCTTTCTTCTGCCGTGATCTTTCCCTTCTCATAGAGCTCGTCGATCATGGCTTTGGTCCAGAGGCCGTCCTGATAATACTTCTTGTACTTTTCGATCTGTTTAGGCGTCAGCATTTCCGATTTCCTCCTCCATCATGTCAGGCAATTCCACATCGGTCATTAAAGCAATAAACTCGATGTTGGCCTCGTTCTTGAGTGACTGTGCGATCGCGTTCTCAGCTGCGACGCGGTCCCTGATCGGCTGCGTGGGTCTTACGATTTTGGGCATTTTGAGATACCTCCTTGTAAAAGTTGTCCATTCGTTTGATTAGCTTGTACGTGTTGCCCTTTTGGGCGTGGGCTCTCCAGCCCTGATAACAGTTCTCGATCTCAGCTCCGCATCGCGCCTGTCTCACAAGCCTCCTGCGTTCGCGTTTCGGATTCCCAGGATCAAGGTGTTTTATCACCTTGCCCGTCTTCGTTAGTCTGTAATCAAAGCCGAGGAAGTTTATCGGTTCACTTATCCGCCTGATCTTTGTTTTCTTCGGATTGAACTCAAAGCCGAGTCCGGCGAGATACATGCCGATGTTCGTCTGTATGATCTGAAGCCTGGTCAGATCCTGTTCGAGAATTATGAAGTCATCCATGTACCGCACGAAGTATTCACAGCAGAGCTTCTCCTTGATGAAGTGGTCCATGCCGTTGAGGACTGAGATCCCCGCGATCTGGATCATCTGGGAACCGGGGTTGAAGCCCGTGTCACCATCGTACTGCTGCCTTATCACGTTCCGGGCCGCTTCAAGCGTCTTCCCGTGGATCTTCTTTTCAAAGGTCCGCTCCGCCAGGGCGTGACTCATCGTCGGATAATAGCCGTGAATGTCGCATTGGAGCACGTAACCGTCAAGGCCGTGCTTCCGGAAGAACCTGCGCAGCATGTTGGAAAACATGTTCCTGGCATAGTCCGTTCCCTTGCCCTTCTGACACGCACAGTTCGCTTTTACGAAGCTCCTGACCATAGCAGGGTAAACTGCATTGTCATTCAGCGAACGCTGATACACGCGGTCTCTGAAGGCGATGGAGACTATCTCCCTGCGTTTTGGAGTGTAGACGGTAAACCGCCTCGGTTTCTTGGCCTTGTACGTGCCGTTCTCCAGATCTCTTGAGAGCTTGATGCACTCTTCGAGCGGATTCAGGACGAAGTGCGCCACGGAAGCCTTCCAAGTGACTCCCTTGCGGCATTTCTGCATAGAATCGTAGAGCGCATCAAAACTGATGAGCTCGTCATAATCCATCATTGTTTTGTTGAAAAATAAATCAGCGGCGCTGATAGCGGCTGGAACCATCGTCCTCCGCGTCACCGCTGTCTTGTTCGGGTTTCCCCGGGATTTCGGCTCCTTGTGTCTACTTTGAGGGCACCGGAGCTATGCTTCGGTCTTTATGCCTCTGGGAAGAAACGATCGGGAGCACACTGCAGAGCGTTGATTGCGTTGTTGTTGTTGACATTTCCTGAAGTATTGACATTCCATGTATTGTTCGAGTTGCCTCGATTGGCCGAACGCAAACGCTCAATGTGTTTATAGCCTACGTCCCTTTATCATCAGAGCGCTCCTTGAAGCGCTTGATGTCAGATTCACGCCAGCGCATGATGTACTCGCGGCACTCCATCGTCTTGCCCGCCCAATATACTATGCGGCGGCCTGAGAGATGAAATACGCGCTTTGCTATGTCAAGCTCGGCGATCAGAGTGTCACAATCAGCTTTAGCCTTGAGCTGGTACCCGCATCTGAGCTTCAGGTCTTCTTCCGTGGAGACCCTGATGTCGTTCGCGGTCCTGCAGTTTATGTAAATGTCCTTTGCAAGTCTTATGAGGTCGTCCGTCACCGCGTTTCTGTATTTCGGCAGGAAGACGTTCTCGTTGCAGCAGATCTTGACGGTGTAATACGCGAGGTCCATTGTCAGCAGAAGCGTCTTCAGCGTCTGGTTCTCATTCCTGCGACTCACAGGTACGCTCACTGATTTATTCACTCCTTTCTAAAGATTTTTATGTAAGCCGGCCGAGGTGTCGGCCGGCGATTAGTAAGATTAGCAGATTATGCAAGCGGGAGCACACTGCAGAGCGCTGACAGCGTGGTAGTCGTAGACAAGTCCTGAAGGACTGACACCCCATGCCTTGCCCGAGCCGCCTCGATGGGCCGAACGCAAACGCTGATAGGCCGCGCTTGAATGGTTTGCCAGGTTGTACTTGATGAGCTCCGGATAGGTGCCACTCTGAGCATACTTTGTTTCGGTGCCGTTCAGCTCCTTGTAGTATTCCCAGTAGTCGCCTTCCGCATCGGTTCCGGTTGCTTGAGGCGTGACGTACATCTGCTCAAGAGCGGGCAGGAAGAGCTTGTCGTAGGTGTATTCATAGCCCACGCCTTCCTTTGTAGCGTCCGAGTTGTTCAGGGCGGTCTTGATCTTGGTCTCGTGAAGGATGTGCTTGAAATCATCAGAGAAGCCCGCAAGGAAGCCTCTGTACTGAGATGCCTTTGAAGGTGCCATATCCCAGACCGTCTGAGGATGCCACCAGGCTCCTGCAGCCGCGTCGGAGTTGAGCCACTGCCTGATGGCTGATTTTGACCATCTGTTGTAGCCGTATGCAGTTGTCTGATAGCCGTTCATTGTTGCGGAAGAATATCCGGGAGTGAACGTGCCGAGGTCTGTACCGTCGTTGCCTGCTGTGAGAGCCACCTGCTCGATCGGAGTGGTGGACGTGTTGCTTGCATAGGTCGTGATCTTCCAGTTTGCTACTGCAACGTCAGGCCAGTTCTGAGGTCCGCAAACGAGACCGTTTTCGGGGACCGCCTGGGTAAGCGTGAACTGATAGTCCGTGTTGGCTGTGATGTTTCCCCATGTGCCAGAGCACTGGAAGTGGTAAGTGCCTGCTGCAAGTCCTGACGGGCACTGCAGGAGCGCCGCATAGCCTGAGAACTGCATACCGATCGGGTCTGAATAGTGGGCCTGAAGGACCATGCCGGGCACGACGGTGCCGTCATGCTTCTCAAAGTTGCCAAAAGCGACGACGTCCCAGGGGAACGCGTACTTGACGTTGGAATCGTTTGTCCACGAATCAACGATCTGGTCGCCGATGTTGAAGTCCCTTGCCGCATTTCCGCCTCTGACGATCTCCGCGATCTCGTTCCAGTCAACGTCGGGGAGCTCTGCACCCTGAGCGATGGCCATCCTCTCGAGGATCGTGTTCTGGTGAACGAGCTGGGCCGCGATCTCCATGACCGATGCGTCGCGCGGGAAATTTCCTGTTTCTGCTGCCATTTTGTTTTTCCTCCTATGATTTAATCAGGTAAGTCCGGATCATAAGTCCAGTTGAGTCCATTGTCTGTCGGATCGCGCCAGAGCACGAGCTTCTTCGCGGTGGAAGCAGCCCAGCCTGCAGCCTCTTCAGCCGAAGCAGCTGCCGCGTCAGCCGATGCGTCAGCAGCAAGAGCGTCCGCAGCTGCCGATGCAGCCGCGCCCGTTGCCGTGGTCGCTGCAGCGTTTGCGCTGTCTTCGACTTCGCGGAGCGCCGAAATGTCGGAGTCGGAAAGCGTGCCGTTCTCGGTTGCTGCCTTCTCTACTTCGAGCCAGAAGTTTGCCGTGCCGATGTCTACTCCGCCCTTCTTGATGCGGAGCTCGCAGTCGACATAACCGGCGAGAGCGGTCATCTGTTCCGTTGTGGTAACGTCGACGTAAGTGCTTGACGTGTTGGTAACATTGTAGAGGAAGATGTGGTTGTCACTCTTCTGCCCCTCAATGGTGATCGTCTCCGTGCCGTCGAGCTTGTAGCTCGAACTTCCGTCAAACAGCTCACACCGGAACGTCCTGCCGACGTCATACTGAGATGAACGAACGATCTCCCTTATGTCACCGGGAACAAGGTTCAATTTAATCGTCTGCATTTGTTTCCTCCTTTATTTTTCATTTATCTTCTTTTCAAGTTCGGCGATCCGTCTCTCCTGGTCTTTGATGACCGCCTGGAGGTAGGGGATCATGCTGATATAATCCAGCGATGCAGGCTTGTCATCCGATTCAGGAGAAACAAGGTTCGGAAGAAACTCCGCAACGTCCTCGGCTATGAATCCGCGGCAGTCGGTTCCCATCTCTTCCTCGATATAGTCAAACGAAACCGCCTGAAGCTCGAGAATCTTTCGAGCGTCCTCGATCGGCTTGATGTTCTTCTTGATCTTGCGGCTTGAGCCCTGGTCAACACGGACGCACCAAACGTGTCCGGAATAACCATAGAGGTCGATCTTATCCGTTCCGCTTGAGTTGCATACGTAAACGACTCCTGCGTTGTTGCCATCAACCGTGGCTTCAACAGAGCTCTTATTGTTGGAGTTTGTAAGATAGACTGAACCGCCCAGAGTGTCTGAAGTCAGCCAGGTGACGGTGTCTCCGTTTGCGTTCTTGATCTCAAGGTTGCATCCGTTGACTGAGTCATACCAGAACGAGCCTCTAACCACGCCATTGTCGTCTACGAACTGGAACGAGTTCTTGGCCTTGAAGTTTTTCATTACGGCTGCGCCGGTGGTCATATTGATGGTGGAATTTCCCGCCGCATCTTCAATGACTCCCGCTTTGATAAGATCCGCGTTAAGGGTTCCGGTCGTGATGAAGTCGGCCACGATCTCTCCTGCTGCAGTCATGGCCAGTCCGTAAGGACCGCCATATCCGGCTGAAGAGTAGCCGAGGCCGTTCTTGTTCCATCTCCACACTTTTACGGCCTGGTCAATGTCCGGATCGTCCATGATGAGGATCTCGTCAGGCTGGCCATCACCGTCAGCGTCATGAAATACGACATACCCTCCGAGGTTGCCCGTGATGAGTTCCGTCGCCTGCTTGATGGCCTGATTCATCGTTGTAGTGTTCGGCTTCGCCTCGACTTCCTTCTGCGTAGCCACGATGGTGTCCGCGATGTTCGTCGTTGCGTCTCCGAACTTTGTCGAAGTGTATCTGTCCGCCAAAACATCCCAGACCGTCTCGATGCACTTTGCCGTGGCAGTCAGGCCGAGAGGTTCAAAGTATATGTGAACCGTGTCGCAGAGGTCGACCCTCTCCGTCAGGTTCTTCAGCTGCACGAAGTTCAGCGTGATGCTGTTCTTGATCTGCGTGAAGTTGTTGTTTGCTATGTAGGCGGTTGCCAGCGTTGAGAGCTGCGTGGCGATCGGAGTCGCGCTTTCAGGATCCACTGAAGAAGAGAAGTCGACCGCGATCGTCCTTTGGATGCCAGTCAGCCCTGTGGAGACTTCCGTGCCTGCCGTTATCGTTCCGTCCTGCGCTTTATAAAAAGGAACTATCCCGCTGGCAAGGTTGGTCATGTCGAGAGTCTGGGAGAGTTCCGTGAGGTTCTTTCCATATCTGATCGTTACTTCTCTGTCCGTACCTCTTTCAGCCAGGAACGATGCGTTGAAGTTGTCATATTTCCATTCGCCCGGACCATAGGCGTCGAGGATGCTTCCCTGCTTGCCTCCGAACCATGATCTGACCGATGACGGCTCCGTTATATTGAACGGAGCGGAAACGCTCTTATCCGAGCTTATGACGAAAAAGCCCGACTTCGCGTTCAGAAGCGTGATGGCATCGCTTAAAGACGCGGCCGTTCCGCTCGTGATGACCTTCCCGCTCATGTCGTAGGAAATGTGCTGGGCGTTGACGGTGAACTTTCCGTTGATGGTTTTCCCGACCTTGTAAATGCGGAAGAGCTGCGGATCGTCCGTATAGTTTGGCTTTGCCTTGATGATCGCGTTTGGAACGATGTCGGAGGCGTGTATGCCTTCGGCAGCGTATTCCATCGTCAGCTCGTATTCGCCGTTCCTGGCTTCCTTGACGGTTGCCGAGATGCAGTCGGAGAGCACGCCCACGCCGTAATTCGACGGGACGGTGCCTTCCGTAATGCTCGAGTAAAGAATAGGCAGCATGGTGATTTCTCCTTAAATGGTAAAGTAGCGAGGCACGATGGTGACTTTCGTGGTCGTGCCCGTGATTCCCACAGTGTTCTCTCCCGGAATGATCTTCGGGAAGGAACCGCTGATGTCCGAGTTCTTGTTCTCGGCCGCGAGCCTGTATGCGTTCATCGTTTCGCAGTCGATGTTGATGTAGTCTGTGATGGAAGCGCTGATCGTGTTGCCGCCGATGGCCACCGTGACCGTTCCGCTGCCCTCAATGTGGATGAGCGGCTTTGCCGTGAATCTTGTCTGATTCACGATCTTCTGGTTATTGATGACGGTGACTTCCTGTTCCCCGGTCTTTAGAAACCTTTCGGGTCTGCACGTGAAGTTGATCGTCGCTTCGCCGTACTGGGTCATCTTGTTCGAGAAGTCGTTTCCGCCCGAGTAATATGCAAGGCGGAACACGTCAGGCTCGAAGCTGTCCTCGAGCCTCTGCCATCCCTTCATCGAGTTGAGCATGGCTTCAAAAGCGGAGACCTTGACGGATAACGGCTGAACTCCTTCAGCAATCCATACGTTGTAGGAGCGGACCACGTCTTCCCAGGCATCATCCTGAAAGACCACGGCTCCGTTTCGGCCGGGCACGGTGTAGATGGTCTGCTTCCTGTTTGGTCTTTCATAAGCAGGAGCCTCGCTGACCACCATGCCATAGTCAGACGAGGACTCACCGCCGTATACTATCAAGCCACGCTTGTTAGTAGCGATGTTGAAAAGTTTAGACATACACGGCCTTCTTTCTTGCGGTCATGGCTTCGAGCTTCTGGGCGATGACTTCCGCCAGATCGTTGACGTTCTGTCCTTCCGCTCCATAGACGTTGATGGTGACCGCTCCACCGTTGTAATTCGTTGTAGAGCCTCCGAGCGCGGGCTGTCCCGCTCCGGTTGCAGTGACGTTCATGGACGCGGTCAGACCGCTCATGCTGTCCGTCATGTCTTCCGTGACTCCACCTATGACGTCATCAAAACCGAGTCCGATCGACAAACCGAGGTTCTGGCCGATCTCTCTACGCCAGACTTTTGACGGTGAATGGATCCCAAATACTGACTTAATGGCCTTTGTGATCGCCTGGCCCATACCTGCGATCTTGTCTTTTACCCACTGGATTTTGTCAGAGATGCCCTTCCACAGTGAAGTGATGAGGTTTTTTCCGATGTCGAGCAGCTTGCCCGGGAGTTCCTTGAACTTGTTGACGATGTCCATGAAGAACTGTCCGATCTTGCCCATCGTCTGTGTGAACCACGGCCCGATCTTAGCCAGGATGGAACTGCCCAGATCCTTGAGAAGACCGAGCACGTTAGTGGCGAGCTTTACAATGACTCCACCTATCTCAGGCAGGGCCTTCACCAAAGCAACGACCACGGCGCCCACGATGGTAAGTGCCGCCTGCACGAAGCTCTTGATGTTTTTCGGATCGGTGAGGCTGTCCACGAGCTGTCCGCAGATATTGATGATCGCCGGGATCAGGATCGGAAGCGCATCCGCCAGACCTGAAGCGATCACGCTGACGATCTGCATTATTCCGTCCACAAAAGTCTTGACGTTGTCATCACTTGCAAGCCACTGAACGAGCTGACTCGCCATGTCTATCAATGCCTGGATGAGAACAGGCAGGCAGGTAAGCAAAGCCGAAGCCACGCCCTGGAGTCCCTGAGTGATGACCGGCGTGAGCTGGGGAATTAGCTGGACCAACGTCAAAAGGCCCGTCTGCAGGAATCCGAAGATCGAGCTGACGAGCTGAGGGATCATCGGCGCAAAACCGCTGATGATGCCGTTTATGAGTTCACTTGCTATTGAGAAGAAGGTCGGAGCCATTCCGGAGATCTTGCCGACCAGATCCTTCAGGCCGTTCCTTATCTCTTCCACTCCGCCGTTGCCACTGAAGACCTTTGACAGACCCGTCATGACCTGGCTCATTCCGGGGAGGAACTGTGCCATCATGTTGCGCTTGACGCCGTTCAGAGCCGTCTCCATGTCCGTCAGGCTGTCCTGGAACGCTGCCGAGTCATTGACCGCTTCGTCGGACATGACTCCGCCGAGATCGTGAACCTGCTTGCGCAGCGCTTCGGTCTCTTCGGCCGTGGAGTTAAGCAGAGGCGCGAGCTCCGTTGCACCCTTGCCGAGCAGTTTATTTGCAAGGACCGTCCTCTGTCCTTCGTCCGTGACGTTCTGGAGGGCCTGAATGGTCCTGTTGAAGGTCTGCTCCGGAGACATGTTCTTCAGCTCTTCTTCAGTAATGCCGAGATCCGCAAAAGCTTTGTCTCCACTTTCGGCAGCCTTCGTCAGCTTCAGCATCGAGGTCTTCATGCCGTCGATGGAAGCGCCATTTCTCTTGAGAATGTAGTCCCACTCCTGATAGCCGGAGATGGACATGTTCATCTTCTGGGCGTTCTTCTGTATACTGTCGCCGTATTCGGCCGTGTCTTTTGCAGCGCTGACAAAAGCCTTGCCCGTTGCTGCAGCCGCCGCGGTCGCAGCGGTCATGGCGGCGCCTATGACTGTCGCCGTTGTTTTCAGTCCTTTAGCGAGAGACTCACCAAAGCTCTTGCCTGACTTTTCGCCTGTCTCCTTCGCGGCGGGCTCGACCACCGCGCCCATCTCGGTCGCTATGGTCTTCTGGGAGCCTTCC